ATCCATCGAACGTATCGAACACTGTAAGGATAAATCCACTGGGTGGAATAGAAGGACAAGTGTCAAGCACAACCTCTTCAGCAAACTTGGGCGCGTCAAACTTCAAGATTACAGATCCGAAAGAAGCATTTCAGTTCACTCAGACTTACTCGGGTCCAGGAATGTCAAACCAAACAATTATTCAAAGAGTAACAGAAGTCACAAGCGTCACAGATACAACTTCGGTTTTCACGCAATAATTGCTTTATTAATTGCATCGCCAGTTAAAGCGAACGTTGGTGGTGTATCAGCAACTGCAAATCCAATTGCAAATAGTTCTGGCTCAGTCACCAACCAAGCAATTCAAGTTTTACAAGGTCCATATGTAACCAACACCTATGGTGGTGGAATCTCCTGTCAAGGACCAACCGCAAATATAACACCATTTGTTACTCACAGTAGAAGTTATCAAGATCCTTTCGAAAGATTTTATTATGAACCACAATATGATGGTAGAGATTTCAAGGGACGAAAAGTAGAAATACAACAACAAGTTAAAAACTATCCTTGGGAAGAGTGGTATGACGATCGTACCTACATCTCAGATGGTAGTGATGGAAATGAAGTGGGTAGTGTGCAGAGATGGTTTCCTGATGGTGCGGATATGACCATTGTTATTGATGACATACAACCAGATGGAGTTCCAGATAAACCAGGCAGAGTTTTATGGAATAAACCAGTCAGAACAGGTCAAAGTGATAATCTAAGTACTAATCTTGGACTATCAGCAACTATATCTTTTCCTCTTGATGGTGGTTTACAAGAACGATGTAAAGCAGCAGCAGACACTCAAACTGCGTTGATGAGACAAACTGTTGCTAACAAGAGATTGGACTTTGAGATAGCTAGATTAAAAAATTGTGGCGAGTTAATGAAGGCAGGAATTAGTTTTCATCCTAAGAGTCCTTATTATGCTATCTGTGCAGATGTTGTAGTTCAAAATGTAAATACAATTCCTCAGCATAGGCATACAATTCCATCTATTTCTTCTTCGAAGCCCGAACAGACCTCAAGGTCTTTATCGCCTGGTTCCGATCCCGCTGCTCTGCTCGGCGCTCCGCTAAGGACAACACCCGGATCTTCTTTCCCCTTAAGGTCGCAATCTTCGTTAAGATCTCCTTCGTCACAGGTTTCACCACTCTTAACAAAAGATCAGCAAGAGGCTTTGCGAGCAGGGCAGATGTCGTCGCAGTTACGGCAATCACAGCAGTAGTCGAAACTGCTTCGGGTGCTGGTAAATATTTTTCTTGCCAGGGTATTTCTGGTTCAGACTTAACTTCTTCAATAGCAATATTCTCACAAATTCCAGACGTATTTCTTTCTTGACCTTCTGGACACGGAGTTACTTTAGGTACAAATGGTTCTGTGACAGGAGGTTCTGGGGGATCTGATTCTTCTGGTGCTCTGACTGGAGGAACTTCTCTTGACTTCTGCTCAGTTTCATACTGAAGTTTTCTTGCGTCATAATCGATTGGATTGAAACTCGGCATCTCTCCATCACAAAATATCTTTATCTGATCCGGATCATTATTTGTTAGGTTAACATTTTCATCACTATCTTTATGAGACTCCACACAGCCGGGCATATTGACAATAGGAATACCCACCTGGGATGTCACGGGTGGGTATATTGGTACGGCAACAGGAGGATCAATCGCCCACTGTGGAATTGTTTGAACCCTTAAATCGCGAATATTGATGTCACGTATTTCCACTATTAATCTTTCCACCCTCCAGATTTTAACCAATCATCATGATATGGATTGTTCCAATTTGGACTAATGTTATATGAAGGCATGATGACTTCTTGAATGTATCTACGATTCTCTTTTGCAACATTCAAACTTTGAGTTTCTAAAGTCTTAACTCTACCATCAACCTGCGATGCCCACCAAATGGCACCACCAAGTTGAACAGCAAGAAATGATATGACAGCAAATGGAATCTTAAAGTCTTTCACAGAAGAATTGCTCCGATTACAAAACCTTTAGCAAATGCAATACAAAGCATTTGATAATCGGTGAGATTAAACTTCTTCTGAATCTTCAGAGACATTCCCTTATCCCACTCTTTTATGTTGTGAGCAACCTTTTTGATTTTGTTCATTTTTCTAAGTAATCGTCAAAAACAATATTATTTATACTAAAGTTCCAAGACTACGACGAATTTCACGCAGTTCTTCAAAATCTTTTCTCTTTGTTCCCCCATCATATTCCCATGCATAACCTTCCTGAATCATCAGTTCGTTCAACGATTGTTCTGCATCTCCAATATATAACCAACCAAGAAGGCGACCATACTTACCCATACCACCAACAAGTTCAGTTCTAATTGTGAGCTCATCGTCTCCATCAATAGCACCTTCTAGTTTTTCTTTCATCCAGTTGGTAGCAGCGATGCCAAGTTCTTTCTCTTCCGCATCTCTTGTGCGTTTCTCTGGAGTATCTACACCAGCAATTCTAACTCTTTCTTTTTTATATAAATCAAAACCAAGATCGATTGTTACATCAATCGTGTCCCCGTCCACTACTCTGTTGATCTCCGTCACTCGAAAGTTGTAACAACTCTTCCGACTCGGTGGTATCATGGCTCCCATTGGATTCTCTCTCATCAATTCCTAGTATATAGACGACAATCCATACAACTCCGATAAGCAAAATAGCAATCATGATGATCACACTCCATACAGGATCGTTCATGTTTTCGTGCAATTTGATTATATTCATCACGTTATGCAAGATATCTTCACATATCTATCTATGAAAAAACCCTCTCAGCAGTGCTAAGAGGGTCAAGAAATCAAGATTTGTAAGAATCAGAGCAGAGTATCTACCACTGCTTGACCAACTGCCTCACCGATCTCGCGACCACGAAGGTCTCCATCTTGGATGTGAATGCCACCGTAGAGACGACTGTATCCAGCATCAGCAGCAGCATCGTAAAGAGTGTCCCACTTGAGGACGATGGGTTCGCCGTCGTAGTCCTCAAAAGCCATTTCAGTGGCAACGTGACGACCGATCTTATCACGCTTACCATCACCATCCAAGTCGTGAGCACCGCGTGACTTGCCGTCAAAGAACTTGTCAGAACCGAAGAAGTTATCCAAGATGACTGCAGCAGTATAAGAGAAGGTGCTGTGACCACTGACAAACTCAGGGAAAGCAGGAGTCACAAAAGTCACATCCTGATAGGGACGCCACTCAGAACCAAGCATCTCCTGAGCACCCTGATTGGGACCACCCCAACCGATGATGGTGTCCTTCTGGTACATCTCGCGGATAGCGGACTGAGGACGGACAAAGTTGTATGCATACTTAGCATCCCAGGCGGCAATACCTGCATCCATAAGACCAGCGTTTAATGCATGAAACAATTTGACATCCTCTGCGAGAGTGTTGCCGTCACGATAACATAGATCAAGAGCAATCTCATTCCAGTGACCAGGAGGAGTAGAAGTGCGAGGACCATCAGCCCAATACTCAGCAGTGACCTTATCTCTGGGAGTCAGTTCAGCACCAATGCGAACGACCTCAGAAAATTGTTGACGGAAAGCAGCATCATTGGTAGAAACATTACCCAGAGCATCAGTGTACTCGGTGAAGTCACCAAACTTGGGAGGTGCAGGTGGGCGGAACTGACTACCCTTAGAGATCACAAAGGTGTCAACATCCCCCCACTGTGGTGTGATGGGTTTCTGAACCGTGTATGAATTGGGATCATCGGTGACAACAGCAAATCCGTGCTTGTTGACGACGTTACCAGTAGGAATACGAAGAGGTTTCCACTCGTTAATGTTATCGCTGTACTCGCTGTAGTCATAATCAACTTCATCAGATGAACCGTCGTTCTTACGAGCACGGAGAACAGAACGTCCTGCCTTACGACCTTTGCGGGATGCCTTGGTCTTCTTGTCAAAACCCTGCTCCTCAAGCAGATCGTCAAACATATCCTCATGACCAGGAAGAACCTCACATGCAACCTTGTATGCTGCGTTTGCAACAACCTCATCAACGTCGCCAGGATTCAGATACTTGGACTTGAGGCGACGATATGCACCAGGATCATTGCGATCGAATGCTGCAAAAGCATCGTTCATTGCAGCACTGATCAGGTGCAGTTTACGAGTGATGATTGTGGGTGCGGGCAGTTCCTGGCGGATCGCAGCAAGTGTTGTATCGATCCACTGGGCGGCAACAGAAGGAGTAGCCATGAATTTGTAGTGAGTGTTGTTTGGTTACTCATCTAATATACTCGATTCAGACCGCACACACAACCAATGTAGACACTTCTTTATGTGTCCAATGCCAAATCCAAGGCTCTCTTTGCAGTTCCGACCAATCTCCACTCCCTATGAGTTTTTCTATTGGAAATGGATAAAGAAAATCCCAGAAGATCTCCATCTGGATCATCTGGGATTCCTACTGGTTGAACAAAAAATATTCCAGCATGTGCTACACATTTCCATCCAATATCTACAAAACCCAATTCCCTTAATGCACATTCCAGTTTGAGTGAGTAACAAGCTTCCTCTAACTTCATGTGTTGAAAACCGAACTTAAAATTATTTATTATTAAAAGGACTTGGACACAGTTGTTCGGCCATTTTATCTCTTAGAGCATTAATTCTTTCATCATCATATTGTTGAAAGTTTCCTCTCTTTTCAACTTTCTTATAGTAATGAAGGGCGTTGAGGATGATAGTATAATCCTCCATTGTTAGATCAAAATTCATGGGTTTTGGGGGTCTATTCCTAAACTAATTAAATACTCTGTCCACCATTCAGGATCTTTTTGAGTCTTCCACTCAGGAACTTCTTTTCCACACTCCACAACATAATACTGATGAAGAGCATCATCTAAAGTCTGTGCGATCTCCATATTCCTCATCCTCCTCGTCAAGGTCTGCATATGCATTTTCCACATAGGGTCCTCGTTTTCTAAGTGGTTCTTTTCGAACATATGATTGTTCCGAATTAACTGCTGAGATCCATACGACAAATTTCATCAAGACAAAAACAATTACTATGGGAGAAAGGCATAACAGTAGAGTATAATTCATATATAATCTCCAAAGTAATGGTAGTCATCATCGTCTTCATTATCATATAGTGAGCATGGTTCCTCAAACAATTTGTCCATCCTCAGTTGCTTGATCCTCTCTCTGAGTTGTTTGTGCAACTCCCTCTGTTCTTCCTCGTTTAACATCGTGGTTCTTTGCAAATGGTTCCCAATGTTCCCAGTTGTATTTGTGAACTGCCCACATACCAATGATGGGAACAAAAACTAAACTTAAACAAAGCATACTTAACGTATATGGATTATTTAGTATCCATGCAGAAAAATGAATCATATTAGTTACCTGAAATACATTTTTAGTCCTATTGAAAATCTTCCATCATCTATTTTGGACACATCTGCTAGATATTCAAAGAATACTTTTAGATCCTCATCA